TATTGTTCTATTCTTCCTTGAGTATAACCAGACGCTCCATGGGCAGTATACATTCTGTCTCCATCTGGAGAGATGTACATACCTTCAAGACCAGTATTGATAGTTTGTGAAGGCATTTCACCTAAGAATATAGCATTACTAATAATATCTTCTGGATAAGAAAACTCTAATATAGGTAAAAATGTATATCCTTCTCCAGAATTGCCTATAGAAACTGAGGTTACTGTTCCTGCAGCACCAATAGTGACGTTAAATTCGGGTGGTATGGTTGGTGGTGGAGGAGTAAAAGATACTAATGGTTGATAAGTATATCCTCTACCAAAGTCTACAATTGAGACTGAAGCAACTTCTCTCTCACCTAAAACTGTTGATAAGACTGCAGTTGCAATTGCGACTCTTCCTTGAGGAGGATTCTCAATATATACCTGCACACTTTCATCGTATGCAGTTCCTGCAGAGATTAAATTGAGATTTATAATACTTGAATTACTTATTGTTGATGATGCTAATGCCTGCTCTCCAGATATAGATTCTGGTAATTCTATATCATTATTTAATTCTATTGTGTATTCTGGTGCGTTATAAAATCCTTCATCTACAAATGTTCCAGAAGGGACAATTGTAATTGAATCTGAAGTTTTATATTCTATGGTCTCATAGTGATGTATTCCTGAGTAAATATTTTCATAAGAACCATATTTTTCTAAAAGATATTTGTCAAAGGCATATTGAGTCTTTGGCCATTCATTATATACATTCAATATATTATTTGATAATAAAACTACCCAATCTAATGTGGAATCATCGTATATTTTTTTAGCGATATTATCTGGGCGTTCATCTCCAATAATATTATATTTTGTAAAATATTTTAAGTTACCAAATATGTCGTCTCTTATCTTCCCTCTTTTAAATAAATTCTTTACAGGAACATAGTCATTAAGATTTCTCTTTCCTGGAAATCTACTTACATATTCAAAATCGGGTACGTTTCTAAAATAGAATGCCATTTTTAGTAACCTATTTCTTTAGAAGAGTCGTCATAATCTTTTGCATATATTGGTTCAAGTTCCATGAATTGTAAACTTAGATTATATGAAAACATTGAATGACTTTTGTTGTCTCCATTTTCCATAAAATCTTCATTAAATGTCATATAAGAACCATCTGGAGTGTAGTCAACACTACATGCTTGTAATGCACATTTTTTTATTTTATTAATTCCTTTGTGTGGTTTTCCTTGATAAAAATATGATATTTCATAAACACAAGGTGCTTTTAAAAACAAATCTTTTGGTGTAGTCACTACTGCCATGGTTTGTTTAAAAAATCTAATAATTCCTTTTACTTGTTCTGCCTCTTGTATTGATCTTGGTGATAGTTTAAAATTAAATGTAAAAGGTCTTAAAGTAGGACCATCAAATAGTAGTTCTAAGTTTGGGTTTACAATCGCACCAGTTAATCTTGCTGCTAAATTTGTTTGTACTGCTTGTTCTGCTGCATATAATGCAACAAAGTTTTTTATTTGTGAGGACACTTCACCATCTTGTGTCGTTCTTAAAGCATTCTCTAATGCTGCTGTAGCACCTTCTGCACCGCCGTTTATGGTTCCTAAAGCTAGATTTGCACCTCCCATCTGTAATGGTGTTATTGTACCCTCATTCCACTTAACACCATTTTGATCTGTAACTGAAGGTTGAATTGGGAGTCTTACTGATCCTTTTATTTCTTGCTTTAAATCTCTTTCTTTAAAGCTGAAAATATTACCACTTGCACCATTAACATCTCTCCCACCATATTTAAATGCTTTAAAAACAATATAATCTGTTGGTTGTGATCCTTGATTTAATGGGTATTTATAATCTGCATATTGATCTCTTTGTCCTACTCCTTCAAAATTTAAATTTGCTATTCCAGACAAATCTACAGGAGTTGATGTGTTATCTTGATCATTTTGATTTGCTACATCACCACCAGTAGCGGCAGAGTCTGCTGGGTTTGATGATGCTGGTGGAGTTATAACTCTAGTTTGTTCTTGTTTTGATGTTATACCACTAGATTCTAATGCCCTAGTTACTTGTACTGATGTGTTTTTATTTAAATTACCGTTTGAATTTTTTAATGAATTTGCGGCATCTGTTCCTAAAACAGGTTTTCCATCTGAATCTTTTAATAATTCCCAAGTTTGACCATCAGAGGTTTTTGCTGCTGGAACCCAACTTCCTTTATTTGTTACTACACCAGCTAAAGTTATTTGTCCAGAAACATTTGCAGGTTTCCAATAATAAAGTGTTGTAGTTCCACCAGATACTGCTGCTCCACCAGATTGTTGGGATATTGCAGTTGAAGTTCTATAAAATCCATTTGTAGTGTCTTTACCAGTTCTAGTTCCAAATTCATTACTACAAATTTGACCTTGGGGGCATTTAAAATTTCCTGCCATTTTTAATTCCCCCTAAAGTCTAAATCATTTTTACCATATCCTTTATAAGTTCTTACTCCTCTTAGCATTTTTTTAAATGTTTTGTTAGTGTCTTTCCAAACATCAGTTACTAAAATGGATTTTTCTTTGCCTTCTTTTATTGATACAAAAGATTCAATTGGTATATTTATGGCAGTTATCCATTCATCAAATGCTACATCTAATAATAAACCTTTAATTTGATTTATATTATATTTAGACACAGAACTATATGGTAAATTCAATCTACCTCCCATTAAATTTTCTGTTATTATTTGTCTTTTTGGTGGATCAATATAATGTAAATTACTTCCAGTAAAAGAATTTCCTGAGGTTGAAATTATATAAACTAAAGGATTTTTATCAAAATACTTTAAATTTTTTGAAGATGCTTCATATTCAAACATCATCAAATGTCCAACTTTTGGAATTCTTCTTAATACGTTTGTATCTTTGTCTTCTTCTTTACCATTATCTTTTTGCTCATCTAATATTAGTCTTTGTGGGTCATTTTTATATTTTTCTGATAACCGTGCAAAAGCTCTTCGATAGAAAAATGGAGATTTTCCTTTTCCTTCTAAGTTTACTTCTTCGTTAAGTTCTTCGAACAGAGTTTTTTTAGACATTACTTTATACCTAAATCATCTTCTGTTATAATTTTAAATTCTAGAAGTCTATCTTTACACCATTCTTCTGCGGCATTCCACTTTGCTTTATTTACTTCATACAATTGGGCTTCATATAAAAATGATTTGGTTATTCTGGATTTTCTTTTTGGTGGAGCGGTTTGTCTTTTTGGTTTGACTTCAACTACATAAGTTTTTATAGTTCCAGTTTTATCTTTCATTTTTACTATAAAGTCTGGGTAATACTTATGAACTCTTCGGTCAATTGGTGATATGTAGGGGATAAAAAATTCTTCACTTGCCCACTCTAAAATATTTTCATTCAAGTCACACCATTTGCAAAATTTACGTTCCCAACTACTTCTACAAATAATATTATTTGGATTTCCTTTATATTTTTGTGGGTTTGATGGTCGGTATTTGCTTTTTATGCTTTCATTCATAAATTAACTACATAGTATATAATAGTAAAAATATTTATAGATGGCGGGTAAAAGTCTTCCAGCGATAAATCCTGGGGTATCAATGTCTAGAATAAAAAGTAGACTATTGCAGCCTGCTTTAACATCTAATTATTCTGTTATAATTGCTCCACCAGGTAAAGCCTCTTTTCCTAGACAATCTGGGGATAAGGGGTTTGCTTTGTCATTCATAGAAAAACAAATAGGAAAACCAGTAGATAATGAATTATTAGAACTATCTTGTTCTGAGGCATCATTACCAGGATCATCATTTGCAACAATTGATATTAATAATGATTATATGGGGATAACCCAAAAACATGCATACAGGAGATTATATGATGATAGGGCAGACTTTACATTTTATGTGACTCAAGATAGTAACTATTATCAAATTAGATTTTTTGAGGCATGGATGAGATATATTGCAAATGAGCAATATATTCAGGGAGTTTCTGCTAATGATAAACTTTCTTCCGCATCGATATCTAGAATACAATATCCAGAGTTCTATAAATCAATTATACAAATTGTTAAATATGAGAGAGATTATGGCACTGGTAGATCATCTCAATCACCATTATTAATCTATAATTTTGTAGATGCATTTCCAGTGAGTTTAAATTCTATTCCAGTATCTTATGAATCTTCTTCTTTATTAAAAGTTACTGTATCTTTTTCTTATACTAGATATGCTGTTGATGATTTAACAACTGTTGCTGAGACAACAGTTCCTGATAGAAATCCAAATTCAACTGGAAATCCAGATGTTCCACCTGGAACTACAACAGTTCAGTTAAATGGATCAAGAGGAACTGATATTCCAAGAACTGTTGCTATACAGGATGGTAGATCTACATTATCGCAAATATATGATGATGTATAAGATCTCAAAAACACAATAAATAAAGTAACTGAATTTTATAGGAGATTATGCCTTTACCAAAAATTTCTGCCCCAACATATGAGTTGGAATTGCCTTCTACTAGTCAAGTTATACAATATAGACCATTTTTAGTAAGAGAAGAAAAACTATTAGTTTTAGCATTGGAGAGTGAAGATACTAAACAAATTACGACAGCAATTAAAACAGTTATTAAAAACTGTATACTTACAAAAAATATAAAGGTAGAATCATTACCAACATTTGATATTGAATATTTGTTTTTAAATATTCGTGGAAAGTCGGTTGGTGAAGAACTTGAAGTAAATATTATTTGTCCTGATGATGAACAGACTACAGTTCCTGTAACTATTGATATTGATGATATTCAAGTGCAAAAAAATGATAAGCACAAAACACAGATTAAAATTGATGATTCCATAATGATGGAAATGAAATATCCTTCATTGGATCAATTTATTAAGAGTAATTTTGACTTTACTGGTAATAGTAATATGGAGCAATCTTTTGATTTAGTTGCTTCTTGTGTGGATAAAATTTATACGGAAAATGAAGCATGGTCTTCTTCTGATGTAACCAAAAAAGAAATTGTTGAATTTCTAGATCAAATGAATTCTTCTCAATTTAAAATGATTGAAGAATTCTTTGATACGATGCCAAAACTTTCTCATGAAATTAAAGTTACCAATCCAAATACTGGTGTTGAAAGTACTGTCGTACTGGAGGGCCTGTCAAGTTTTTTCGTATAGCTCTAGTCCATATGGACTTGGAGAATTATTATAAGTTGAATTTTTCTTTGATTCAATATCATAAATATTCATTAACAGAGATTGAAAATTTGATACCGTGGGAACGGGACATTTACGTTACTTTATTGAAGGCTCATTTGGAAGAAGAAAAACTTAAACAACAACAAAATGTCGGCTAATAAACCAAAGTTTATAGATAAATTTTGGCCAATATCTACTATTGTAGCGAGTAGAACTGGGCAATATAAAAAAATACTTGCTCAACGAATGGAAGTGAGCAAGTATTTAATTGAAAATAACTTTGGTGTGAAGGCAGATAAAGTAGCAGATACTTTTATTAACGCATATTTGGCGTCTGATAAGGATTATCCAGCACCAATTGAGTCTGTACAAAATCCACAATCCAATAAAGATTTTAGTTTACGTGACCAGTATATTTTATTTTTGTGGAATTACTATGTAAATGATAAAAGTAAAAAGACAAAAATACCAAAAGAAGTTCCACCTAAAGAACAATCTAAAAGTAATGTTCTAGATCCTTCTGGTGCATTAACTTTATATGAAGGTACTAAAGAAGAAGACTTAGTTAATGAGGAAATTGATGAAAGAATATTAAAAATACTTGGGATACAAGATATTTTTGATATTGATTATGGTACTTATTTAAGTCTTCTAAAAGAAAAATTAGTAACAATAAGTATGGGGGATAAAAAAATCCCCAGAGAAGAACAGATATTATTGCAAGATGAATTTAAAAGAGTAAAGGGAAAGGTTGGTAGATTTAAAGTAAGAAGTAAAAAAATAAATGCAGATAATATTGGAACAACTGGTCCAATAAGAGTATCTAAACAGCAATATTTTCTTGCTGGAAAAGTTTCTGTACCTGATGTTTCTAAAGAATCTGCAAATATTGGGAGTTCAATAAAAAAAGATATTGAAGCAATAAAAAATTCTATAATTTCTATTGCCTCTCTTCTTGCATCTCAAAATAAATTGATTCAAAAAGATGCAGAGAATCAAAGAAAAATTGGTGAAAATTTAAAAAGGGGTAAAAGGGAAGAAGACTTAGAGAAAAGAGATAACAAGTTAAAAACATTAGCATCAAAAGTCTTAGCACCATTCCAAAGTATTCTTGACAAAATAATTAATTTTATTGTTTGGACTTTGCTTGGCCGTTTAATGGTCAAATTTATAGATTGGATATCGGATAAAAAAAATAAAAAGAAAATTGATACTTTAGTTAGATTTATTGGTGATTGGTGGCCTGCATTACTAGGAGCATTTTTATTATTTGCAACTCCTTTAGGTGGATTTGTTAGATCTATCATCGGAACAGTTACCAAATTAACATTTAAACTGAGTAAATTTGCAATTCCAAAATTACTCAACTTTGTAAAAGCAAATCCTGTTACAGCAGCTCTTATTGGTGGTAGTATTGCTGCTGGAGTTGGTGCTTATGCATCTACACAACAAGTTGATAAAACAAGAAAAGAAAATAAAAAATCTGATCCATCTACAGTATTACCTCAAGAAACTGCAAAAACTGGTAAAGGACCAGGTGCTGCACAATTATCACAAGAGCAAATACAGAGTCGTGGATTTAATATGTTTAGAGGTGGTGGATTGATCCCTAAATTTGGGGATTATCAGAAACCTACTCCAATTAAAAATATTGGATTTGAAAGTGGTGGTACTATCACAGATGATACTGGTGTTAGAATTGCTGGAGCTGGGAAAGATACTCAGTTGATTGCTGCTCAACCTGGAGAGATTGTTATCTCTAAACCAGCAGTTGATAAGTATGGGGCAAACTTCTTCTTAGGATTAAACAAGTCTGGTGGAGGAACTAACGTTCCTAAAATGGTGAATAATATTCAATTGGCTGCTGGTGGTGGAATGGTTGGGGCATTAGTTCCAGAAAAACCATCTGCGGCTGCCAAGAAATCTGTTTTTAATCCTGAGGTTGCTAATAAAAAATCCATGATGAGTCTTAATAATGTTGTGAATGTTGCAAGTTCTTTGGATCAAAATAAAAAATTGACAACTCCAACAAAAATGTTTGGTGATACCTCAGATACTTTACAAAATGTACCAACTGCGAACAAAAAATCAAGTCAAAAGGCACCTTCTATTAAACCATTTTCACTCAAACCTCCAAGAACACAACCAAATAATAAACCTTCTAATTTACAAATATCTAATGACATAAATTCAGTTTCTATAAAAGACGCTGCTTTACAATCATTTAGACCATTATCACAAAAAATGCCTTTCATTGTACCATTTATTAATAATGCAATGACAATGATAAGTGGTGTTGGTGATACCCTAGTTGATCTTAGAAAAAGAAATATTAATATACGACCAAATATTAAACAATATATTCCAGAACCACCAAGTGGAAGATCTAAATCTAATGTTATTACATTACCTCCAGTAGTAAAACAATCTACAGAATCTTCTGGAACTAGAATGAATGCTATAAGAGATGTTGAAGATTTTCCTGCATTTATGATGAGTTCTCATCGAAAAAATAACATTCAAATATACGGTATAGGTGGTATAAACTAAAATGGCTGTATTAGATCCTAAAAAATTATTACCATCTTCTAAAGAAGAAAATAAAAAGGCATCTTATAGTAATGCTACTCGATTTTTAGTACCTGCAAAGAACGTACAGTATAGAGATACTGCACCAGTTCCTCAAGAACTTGAGCAACAAGAATCTAATAAAGATTTAAACAAAGATATTTTAATAATAAAAGAAAAAGTAATATCTATAGAAGATATTTTAAAAAAAAGTTTAGATTTACAAAAGAAAACGCTAATTGGTAAGAGTAAAGAATTAGAAAATAAAAAAAGGGTAAAAAAAGAGAACATTTTAGAACAAAAAAAAGATAAATCACTCCCTGGAGGTTTATCTATTCCCACTAAAAGACTGGGATTACTTGATAGTATTAAAAATTTTGTCACTAGCACTTTACTTGGATTTGTTTTAGTAAGATTAGTAAAATATCTTCCACAAATAATTGAGTTCAGTAAAAAATTAACTCCAGCAATAACTTTCATTGAAAGTTTTATTGGTGGAATGGCTGATAAACTAGTCAGTTTTATTGAAATTGGATATGGTGTTTATGATAAAGTTAGAGATACTATCAAAAATATTGGTGGGGAAAATCTCCAAAAAACATTTGATCAATTCTCTGGACAATTAAACACATTTATTAATCTTGCTATAATTGCTGGAATGTCCACCATAGGTGGAACTGATTTTGGAATGGGTAAAAAGAAACCAAAAGGTGGATTTGGTAATCAAAAAGGTATTAGTGGAGGGAAACAATTACCAGCAAATGATAGACTCAATCGTTATTTGAATCGTGGTAAAGAAGCAAAATTAATTGAAAGAAAATTTGGTAATAGTGCAGCAAGATATTATGAAGAACTAAGAGATTCTGGTAAAAATTCTTCACAAGCATTTAAAGAAGTTAAGAAAAGATTTCAACCAAGAGGATTATTTAATCGCAGAAATATTTCTGGACTTGCTGGAGATGGGCAAACTGCAGGACAAGTTGGAAGAAGGGGAATTGGAAGAACTGCTAATAGATTTGCAGCAAGAACTTTTGGTAAAGGTGGTGCAAAAATTGCTAGTGGTGCTACTAAGGCACTTGGTAGATTTCCAATTATTGGACCTTTAGTTGATTTTGCTTTTAGATATTTTGTTTTACGTGAACCTTTAGGGAAAGCAACTGCGGGTGCAGTTGGTGCTGGAGTTGGGCAAGCACTTGGAACTTGGCTGGGTGGTACTGTTGGTGGTGTTGCTGGAAGTGTAGTTCCAATTATTGGTAATTTAATTGGTGCTGGTGCTGGTGCTGCAATTGGTGGACTACTAGGTGGATTGATTGGTGACCAATTGGGTGTGAGTTTATATGAAACAATTACTGCTTATCAAAGACCTGAAAAAATTGAAGGACGTGCTAAGGGTGGACAAATATCTACACGAAGTGGAAAGCAAGTAGGTGGAAAAATACAAAGAACATTTAAACGAACAAAACCAAAACCACCCAAAATATCTGAAAGACCAGTTCAAATTGGTAAAGATGTTGGTGGAAGAGATGTAATAGAAAAAGTATTTAATCCAGAGGATCCAAAAAATTCTCAACAAATGAGCTCTTTGAGGGTTTTAACAACTGCGTCTAGTGAGCTTAAAAAACCAAACAGTTCATTTTTTGGACAAATTATGGGCGTTGGTGTTGATCTTGTAATGGGTCAAAAACCAAACAAAAATTTTTATGACCGAGTTGGAAATGCTTTTGGTTCCGTTATTCAGCAATTGATTGATGCAAATGCTGATATAGCAGTTAATGATACTGCAAGATCTATTTTAGCAATGGCTAATGGTGGAATAGTTCCTACTATGTTGTCAAATGATAAATTAAATTTTGGTGAAAGAGTTGGAAATTCTGTTGCTGGAATGTTTAGACAATTTGTAGAAAGGCAATCTGATATAATTTTAAATTCTATTAAACTAGAGTCTGAAAAAACACCTCCTGCTGGATCTGTTACTGGAGATTCTACTGTGGGGATGGATGGAGAACTCGCTGCTGGAACTTTATCGAGGGGTCAAATAAGTATTGAACAACTTGTTGGATTAGCTAAAGGTGCTGGATTTAGTCAATCTGATGCCGTAATTATGGCTGCAATTGCTATGGCAGAATCTGGTGGAAATTCGAACGCACATAATAATAATCGAGCTACTGGAGATAACTCTTATGGATTATGGCAAATTAATATGATTGATAGTCTTGGACCAGAAAGACTTAAACAATTTGGAATTTCGAATTATGAACAGTTAAAAGATCCCGTAATTAATGCACATGCTGCTAAAAAAACAAAAGAAAGTCAGGGATTTTCTGCCTGGTCAGTTTATAAAAGTGGTGCCTACAAGTCATATTTAAACGCTGCACAAAGAGCTTCAGGATCTCCAGCGATTACGGTATATAAACCATCTACTGGTGGAAATATTGATCCAAATATGAAGATGGGATCTCAACAAGGAAGTTTGCAATCAGTGAGATCTTTAGCTGAAAGTATGGGAGTACCATTATTTTCATCTTATCGCCCAGGTTCTAGAGGATTTCATGGTGTTGGTAGAGCAATGGATTTTTCGAATGATAGTAAAGGACTGGGAACTTCACAACAACTTGCATTGGCAAAAGAAATTGTTAAAAGATATGGAAGTTCTGTACAAGAATTGATATATACTCCTCTTGGATTTGGAATATCTGGGGGTAAAAAAGTTCCTTTAACGCATTGGGGTCCTCCTTCAAAATCTAAATGGGCTGGTGGAGATCCTTCCAATACAAATGCTGCTCATTATGATCATGTGCATGTTGCTTTTAAAAAAGGTGGATATACTGGTGATGGTGGTGTTGGTATGCTTCATAAAAACGAAATGGTTATGTCTTCAAAAGCAGTTAGTTTATTTGGAAGAGAAACTTTTGAAGCAATGAATGAGATGGGAAATAAAATGCATGATATGAAACCATCTGCAAAAATATCAAAAGTAAATAAAAAATCTTATGCTCCAGAAAGTATAAAATCACAAGCATCATATGAGTCTACTGGAATGAAAGTTGTAATACTTCCAATACATGAGAGAATTAAATCTACATCTACTATTGGATCTGGTGGAAAAATTCCTACTATTGGAAGATCCGCACACATAGATAATAGTATCGAATCGGCACTAGCATGACCGCAAATAAAGAAGCACAATCTGCTAATATTAAAAAGTTTATCATTTACTCTAATAGAGGAAGTGGTTCTTGTGATGTGTCTGCTGGTGTTGTGTTGTTTGATTATTATGAGAGTGTGTTAGAACATACAGTAACGGTTTCTGTTACAATTATTGATACTGGAAATGCTGCAAATAATAAAACTGTTCTAGAAGGACTAAAATTATCTGGATTTGAAAAGGTTGAACTTGAGTTTGAAGATAATTATGGAAATGTATTAAAATTTGATGAATTATATGTATCTAAAATTAGAAATATTTTTTCAGATAGACAAAATGCAGTATTTACTTTAGATATTGTAAGTAAAGAATATCTGACGAATCAATTTACAAACTCTGAAGTTTATCGAAGATTTGATGGAGAAATATCAGAATCTGTAATGAGAATTCTGAGAGATAACATAAAAACTGATAAAATTATAGATGTAGATACAACCGTAAACAAATATAATTTTATTGGTGGAGGTAAAAAACCATTTAAACTTGCCACAGAGGTTGCAAAATTATCAGTTCCTAGTGGGTCATCTGGAACTTCTGCTGGATATTTTTTATTTGAAACTTATGATGGGTTTAAATTTAAATCTATAGATAAATTATTTGAACAAGAACCCGTAAAAAAATATATTTTTAATGGAACTACATTACTTCCACCAGGATATGATGCTAAAATATTAAGATATGATGCCAGCAAAACAATTGATGTAATGTCTAATTTGATTATGGGATCTTATGAAAGTAAAATGGAATCGTTTGATCCATATACAGATAAATTTAAAACCACTAAGCAATTGTCATCAGAACAGCAGGAAGAACTTGGTGGATTAGAGTCTCCCAAATTAGGTGAAGGTTTTGAGGGTGCAACTAGAAGATCTTATAAAAGAATGGATGTTGGGCATTTACCCGAACCAGCAAACAATAGTAAGGCTCAACTTCAAAAATCGACAAAAGAAAATTTAGATTCTAATAATGTTCTTATTCAATCTTCTATGAGATATAATCAGGTTTTTACTCTGATATTAAGTATTATTATTCCAGGAGATTGTTCATTAAGAGCTGGTGATTTAGTTTTTTGTGATTTCCCAGAACAAGGTGAAAAGGACACAATTATGGCAGACAAGGAATTAAGTGGTATATATATGATATCAGATATATGTTTTCACATTACACCAAGTTCAACTCTAACAAAGATAAATTTGGTTCGTGATTCATTTGGAAGAAAACCAAGGTAAAAATCATGGATACCATCAATCAACATATTGAACAGGATAAAAAAATTCTTGATGATCCTTTAACTTCTCCTCAATGTCGTCGTCACACCGAAGATGAATTGAAGTCATTAGAATCATATAAAGAAAATCATCCAAATGATGATCACGATCCTTCTCCTTTAGAATTATTTTGTGATGAAAATCCTGATGCTCCTGAATGTAGAATATACGAAAGTTAATAAATGGAATTTGCTGGATCTTTTTTATTTGAATCGGATAAACCATGGTTAATATGGGAAGGAATTGTTGCACCTAGAAGTGAATGGCCCAGAGATGATGAGGGTCTTGAAACTAGAGAGCAATTACAAAATTGGGCTTATCGTGTCAAGGTGAGAATACAACATGTTCATCCTGCGGATAAAAAAATACTTCCAGATTCTGCTCTTCCTTGGATTGAAGTCCCTACAACTATTATGGGATCTGGGCATAAAGGTACTGGAATAACCCCTGGAATTACTCAAGGAACTAGAGTTTGGGGTATTTGGGGAAGTCCCTCTACAAAAACCAATCCCATAATGTTGGGTGTTAAAGTAAATAATGATCAAACAGAATTAGTAAAAACTCAACCATCTGACGCAGCATTTACTCCTTACAGTGGATATACTCCTGAAGATATTGTCGCTGGATATGATGTACCTTTAGCAAAGGGATTACCTTTAGAAGGAATAAATTATCCAAATATTTGGAGTATTTCTGATTTAGACATATTAAATGAACCTAAATTTGCTGTAGCAGCACCATCAGACTGTGAAAAAATTCCTTTAAGAGGAATTCAAAAATCAATTCAAGGTTTAATACAAGATATTGAAAAAGTTCAAAGTCAATTGAAAAGATGGCAAAATTCTGCACAAGGTTGGATTGCTGATAAAAAAGCTTACATTCAAAAATTAATTGACAAAGCGGCAAAATTTATTTCTAAAGCACTCAAATGGGTATTTGAAGAAATTAGAAAATATGTTTTGGAACAAATAAATGATAAAACAAAAAAACTTTATTATTTGGTAAATCCACCAGATAGAGATAAAGTAAAAGCTGCAAAAGATACTGTTGTAGAATTAATAATTTGTTTGTTTAATAAGTTAATTGCCAATCTAATTAAAATGGTTGGTAGATTTTTATTTAATGCTTTTGATAAATTTATCACTGTTCCTGAATGTGTAGTTGAAAACTTTATTGCCAATTTATTAGGTAATATATTGGGTCTTGTTAGTGGACTAGTAGATAAAATACTTGGAACTTTATCTTCTATTTTGGGTACAGTTTTTAGTATCGCTGATGGTATTCTTGGACTTCTTAAAGCGATTCTTGGATTTTTCTTATGTGATGAAAAACAAGAATGCCCACAAGCTAAAGAATGGGATATATTTGAAGCTGGAGAACCTGGATCTATTTTTGATTTCGATTCTATTATAAGTAAGGCTAAAGGTATTGCTGCTAGTGTATCTGGGTTATCCAGTATTGATGATTTGAATATTAATTTCTCCAACATGATTTCTGGTAAAGGATCTGCATTTGATGCTTGTAATACTGGACCAGTATTTTGTGGTCCCCCCGCAGTTCAAATTTGGGGTGGTGGTGGATCTGGTGCCATAGGAAATGCTATAATAAGTGCTTCTGGAGATTTATTGGGTGTTGATATAATTGCAGGTGGATTTGGATATACTGAAGCACCATATGTTAATTTTAAAGATCCTTGTGGAAAAGGTAAAGGTAGTAGAGGTAGAGTTGTAATTGATGATGATGGTAGTGGAAATGGAACTGGGTCCGTATCAAATGTAGTTATTTTAGATGAAGGGTATGGATATTTACCCTCACCAAATGGAGATCTTGGTGGTGATGGGAGAACGTGGGCAACAAATAATCAAACAATTGTTCAAAGATCTAGTGGTAGTTATGATCTTCCTTATGATCCAGGTGAAGAAATAATTCCAGAGTTAAGAGGTGGTGATCGAGTAATTAGGCCAGAAGATAGGACTATATTGAACACTATTGCCGTTTTGGGTGGAGGTTCTAATAATCCTACTAATTTTGATCCTACTAATATTGGAATTGCTGGAAGTAGTACTGGTAGTTCAAGTATAGGATTTGCTGGAACTGATACTGCATCTAATAATATTTCTGTACCTGGAACTGGTATTGGTGGAGGAACAGATTTTAAATCTTTCCCAAGAATTAATGTTGGTTCTTATCCTGTAATTTTATATCTTTGTGGTATTGATATTGAGAATGCTGGTATAAATTATTCTAGTGAAGATAAAATTGTCATAGAACCAAATACTGGTGGAGCTGTTGTAGAACCAATTTTTGGACCATTTGGTGTATTAACTGGAATTAATATTATTGATGGTGGAAAAGGATTTACTGAAAGACCAAATATTTACATTAATTCTGAAACAGGTTATAATGCAAAATTGAATCCTATATTTTGTGTTAGTAGATTTGGTGATGATACTGATGGTGAAGTTCCCAAAAATGTCAATATTATTAGAGTAGTAGATTGTGTGGGTAAAGTTTAATGACAAAGGCTAAAATACATAATCCATTAAAACTTGGTAATGATTATGGGCAAATAAAATTTGGGCACATTAATATTAATAATCATGTTGCTGGTGTAATGATACGTAATGGTCCTCCAGCACCTGCTGCGGAACATTATATGCAGCTTATGTCTACTGGGACTATGGCTGGTGGAACAATTAATAGATGTCCTGGAGTCTATCAGATTTGGTGTGGTAATAATCCAGTAACAAATGTATCATTTGTTTTAAATGCTGTTGATGGGGATATCATTATTCGTGCTCCAAATGGTAGAATAATGATGGAAGCAAAAAATATTGATATTAGAGCAAATGGTGATAGTAACAAAAGTGGATTTGTAAATATTGATGCTAATGAAAAAGTAATTATTCGTTCTAAAAATATTGAACTTAATGCATCTTCAGTAGCAAAATTTTTCTCTTCTGGATTATGTGAAGTAGTTGGCAAAAATACATTAAATTTTGCTGGAGGTTTAATTGATTGTGCAGATGGTGCTACCTCCGTTAAAAAATCTAAAGGAATATCTAACTTAGAAAATCAAGAAGCAAGGGACTCGACTTAATATGAAATTACCTGACGTAGAAGTTAAAAAAAGATTATTTGTTGGTGTTGGTGATCCGTCACTTGTATTGGGATTGGGACCAACAGAAATTAGAGGATCTGCGTATGTAGAAGGACCAGAAGTTGTTGGAGATCCAAAAGTTTTTGGTGCAGGACCAAAAGCTACCTTGATGGTTGGTCCAAATAAAAACTCAGACTCTCCACCAAATATTATTCCTGGTGCTTTATGTACTGGTAACAATTCACCTTATTCATTAGGTGTAATTGGTAATGCTGCTATTTTTACACATCTCGATGTAAATGGTAACATTAGTGCTGGTAATAATATTATTGCTCAGGGTGAAGTGATGTCACGTTGTGGTGGGCATATTCTTTCTGCTAAAAAGAATTTTGACATTCCACACCCGACAAAAGAGGGGTGGAGACTTCGCCATACTTGCCCAGAAGGACCATCTAATGATGTATATTTTCGAGGTAAAACTAAAAAAAATATTATAGAACTTCCAGAATACTGGTTAAATTTAGTTGATGAAGATTCTATAACTGTTAATTTAACACCGATTGGAATAAATCAAGACCTAGTTGTTGAGGATATTAAAGATAATAAAATTTATATAAAAAATAATGGATTCCCAATACATTGCTTTTATCATGTTTATGGTGAAAGAAAAGATGGTGAAAAACTAATTCCTGAATACGAAGGTTCTACCCCTGCAGATTATCCAGGTAATAATGATGAATACTCTGTATCTGGATATCATTATGATGTTAAGGAGGATTAAAAATGGCTGAAGAAGGAACTTTTGTATCAAAAAGAGTTGGACGAAGAAATTGTGGAGATAAAGGTATTAAAGGACCATTCTCTACAAAATTTGATTATATTTTAAAATCTTTGACTGGGGATGATGATTATCCAAAAGAAGCATGTACTCCCTGGATTCATTATAACGTTAAGGTTGGAAATTTAAAGGCGGATCAAATTGTTCAAGCAGCAGATGTTAAAACTGCATCAGTTAGTTCATTAAATGCAAAGGCTGCAGTTTGGGATTCTAAGAAATCTTTTGATATTCAACACCCAACAAAACAAGAACATCGTCTTAGATATATTTGTCTGGAAGGACCAACTGCAGATGTATATTTGCGTGGAAAACTAGTAAATAACTCTTATATTGAGTTGCCAGATTATTGGAAAGATTTTGTTGATATGGAAACTTTAGCGATAACGTTAACTCCAAATGGACATTGGCAAGAATTATTTGTCGATAAAATTGAATGGGGTAATAAAATTCATATCAAAAATAATTCTGGAACTTCAATTAATTGTGATTATGTTGTGTTTGGTGAACGTATTGATACAAATAAAAATATTTCTGAGTATCAAGGCTTGACACCAGCAGACTATCCAGGGGATAATAAGGAATATAATATTAACGGTAAGTGATGCATAGAGTACATGAAGCATTCCCCCTGATTGTTTATCAGGGAATGGTGGATTGTCACGAAAAAATTAAGAGTAATCTTGATGAACTTCGTGACTATTGGTTTGATGGATATCAGAATGAAAGTCCAGAATATTCTGGTAGAATTTTTGTTCATCAAAAAAAGTCTTGTAAACCTTTTTTTGAAGAATTACGTACACATGTTGATAATTATTTTGGATATTTAAATGTTGATTATTCAAAATTAGATTATCATATTATCAAATCTTGGGTTGGATATCATCAAGATGATGAGACACCATCTGTAAAACCTCATAATCACAATGCATCAGATTTGAGTTTTGTTTATTATGTTAAAACTGATGAGACTTCTGATAAATTTTGCGTAGCACAAGAAAAAAATCCTAATGAATGTGTTGGTGATTTGTTCATGGAAGCAATGCAAAGAAATTTAATTACTGGATATAATAAGTATAATTGTAATGTTTATAGTATTACTCCTATTGAAGGTAGTGTTGTAATATTTCCAAGTAAAATTGGTCATTTTACTCAAAAGTTTACCGAACGACAAGGGGAGAGGTTAGTTATTCCTGGAGATATTCGAGTTACTTTAAAACCACAAAATCCAGATTATCATCAAGGGTCTACACATCCTTCTCAATGGTTACAACTTTGAGAGGGTCGTGTTTTTTATAGATCTTTTGGACCTCTGACATCCAAGGTTCATCTCTCATCATCCAATCCATATCATAATCAAGTGTGATATGCTCTGGACCAATATACCTGTCGATGTATGATTTGATTAGGGTTTCTCCAAGAGAGACATCACCCCAATCATTATCGTGCATCTCTTTTGTTTTCGTATATAATTTAAGATATTTTTTCATCCAATAACAGTTACCATGGGCAAAGTAATCCACGTAAGAATCTTCTGGATTACACGGTCCTGGATGAACTTTCCATGCTGGTAGGACTAAATCTTTATCTGGTTGAAGTTTAAAATTTTTAATAGAAAAGTCGCCTCTACATTTGATAATAGTGTCATATTCCATGGGATTAAAAAGACGCAATCCCAAATAATTAGAATACCATTGTCGGAGGATTCTATATGACCATTCTCTTCCATTTATTTCTAACCCATTTGATTTGAATTTAAATTCTGGAAGAGTCTCTTTATCTCTAAACAAGTAGTTTTTAGGTTTATATTCTTTTATTATTTTATCTATATCTATCCGAACTATTCCAGATCCCATGTAAAGTTCGGAATAATTGTAAGAACTGATATATACATCAGTTGAATACTTGTCAATAATATTAGATTTTATGTTTTGGAAGTGGTTCTCCCAATTTCTCATGTATCCAGTCAATAATAATGCTATTTTCATTTCATTTTTAAATATCATATATATAAAATTATAATGATAATTTAAAATGTCTGAACTTGTAAATTTATTAACTTTAGAAGCATCTCAATTAGAACAGAACTCTGATGGACTTCCAGAGTATCGTGATAGGGCTGCTGGATTAGCTGCTTCTTATAGATTGCCATCAAAACAATTTGATGATTTGGCATTAAATCTTTTAACTTCTGCAAATGCTGCAAAAGCTACTGCAGTATCTTTAGGTGGCAATACTGGATTAAATACATCTTGTTATACTGCAGATACTGCTTGGATTACTTCCACTTATGGAAGTCTTGTTGCTAGTGTTGGTGTTGCATCTGCGGCGTCTTTAGGGATTGTTGGATTAGGATCAATACCAATTGCATATGGTATAATTAAGGGTGATGCACTAGAAGCATATACATACCCTAAAGTGGATAATTTAGACGTAAGTGTTGAGAATCCATTTGAAGGTGAAGGATATGTCACTGTAAATTCAGGAAATTCTGGTATTGGTAAAAATACTCGATATACTGTAAACGGTGGATCTACAATTGGTAATGTATTTTCAATATCAAGTTCACCGATTCCAATATTCGGTGGAACTTGTCCTGGGTCTACTATAGCATCAGGTGTATCACCATTAATAACTCAATATTCAAATTCATCTGCTGGAATATCTTCGTATAATACTTTAGCAACTAAAGTGAAAAAATATAAAACAGAATATGAATTTCATGTGTGGTCTTATAATAGAAAAATAAAAGAAAATGATGATGATTCTGCAGATCAACTTGTAGTAGCGGGAATTCTCACAGATCCTGTGTATGGTGGACCTTATTAAATGGCATCCCCAGGGGGGGCTTGACAACCGTTTAAGATCTTGCTATTATAATCAGGTAAACAACGCAACAACCACAATAAATATGATTGATGAAAACGTTGATGAATATTTGACACGTTGCGTAGTTGATACAAGTACACGTACTTTTTTAATCTATTCAAATCTGGGAGATGAAAAAGTAATTGAATGTAACAATTCTCAAGAATTTTTAAACGTTCTTTCTTTTGTTAGGAGTGTGCTTGGATCTGATACTTTGGTTTATGCAGACCCCCTTGTAAAGGGGTAATATATGCGGGTGTGGTGTAGCGGTAACATACCATCCTTCCAAGTTGTAGTCACGGGTTCGATTCCCGTCACCCGCTTACCAAAATAGAATTTTGGTATCAAAAATTTTTACAAAATCTTTTTATGAATCCTTATAAAATTTCTTATAGGACCCTATGTGAATCTGTGGTTAAAACAACCCCAGAAAATGTAAAAGAGGCAAATGAAGGTTTGTTTTATTGTACCATGACTTTGCCAGCTGCTGCTAAGCATTGTGGCATGTCACAAAAAGAAATGAAATTGACTTTTTATGAATATTTAAAATACAATCCTGCATCTTATATCGATGATAGGGGGGAATAACTAAAGGGATTGAGTATAACTCTCCGCCCCCCATATATAAATAAATGGTGATTCTTATGGCGTACAGAATCGATGCCACGTACTGTTGGTATAATAAAGGAAGTATGATTGTAAAAATGTATTTTATTAATCATATACCATTTACTTTTGATGAACTTCCCGCCATTTCTATAGAAGATCCAGAATTAATTTCTATTGCTGATAAAAATAGAAGATACGATCCTGAAGATTTATACAAAACTTCTTTTTATTTGATTGATGAGGAAGCACATCCTTGTTTATTCCCAATAGAATTAGAAAATCCTGAAGATCTTCCTGTAGATTAATGCCTTTCTAGCTCAGTGGTAGAGCACTCGCCTTGTAAGCGAGCGGTCATCGGTTCAAGTCCGATGGAAGGCTTGAGTTTATTACTCTTATGTCACTAATTTCACAACGAGATCGAGATATTACTATTGAAGCACTCGATTTTTATATCTTTAGTAAAGGTGTTGATTTTACTGAGGAAAAAAGAATGGAAATCAATGCCCTTATTAATTGGTTGAAGTTGGAGAAATTTAAAAATGAAAATTAATTTGTGGTATTGTACTGAAATGAAGCAATGGAGATGGACATTAACTGATGATCATCGTCCAGTTGTTAAACAAGAATCTGGACAACAACCAGAATTAAGAGTTGCTATGAATGATATTGCAAATACTGTAGAATATATGCTTGACAACCATTAAAATTTATCTTATAATTAATATGCGATACTAATTCGCAGTGACCCAAAAAGTGTGACGGTAGAACCCTCCTTGTGAGGGTTTTATTGTATTTCTATTGCGGATTTTTAAGTGAATAAATAAATCATAATAGAAATCTTAGTATAATAAAATGGGTCTTAGTCGCTTAGATAATTTCTTAAAGAATAGTAGAGGTGATATTTTATATGTTGATCCCTCAAGTATAGATTCAACTGACAGTAT